GAGGCGAACTAGATTCTGCACGTCAAGAGGGACGGATAGACCCTAACAACTAACCTCATAGAAGAAGAGGAAAGAACCAATGGCATTTGGTACTGCTGCAGGTTATGGTAACCTGCCCTCCGGTAATTTTGCACCGGAGATTTTTAGCCAAAAAGTCCTCAAGTTCTTCCGTCGTGCTTCGGTTGTAGAAGATATTACTAACACCGACTACGCGGGTGAGATTGAAAACTTTGGCGATACGGTTCGCATAATCAAGGAACCAACAGTCACAGTCAGTTCGTATACACGGGGTTCCGTCGTAAACGCTCAAGACTTGGCTGACGATCAAATCACGATGGTTGTCGATAACGCAAACGCTTTCGCGTTTAAGATCGACGATATCGAAGAGCGGCATTCGCACGTAAACTTCGAAGCTCTTGCTACCTCATCAGGTGCATTTGCGTTGAAGCGTAAGTACGATGCAAACGTCCTGCAAGCTATCTCCGATGGCGCAGGTATTGCTGGTGCTGACGATGCGTCACTGTCAGGTGGTCTTACCACTACGAACAGTGCGCTGGGTACCGCATCCGCTCCTGTCAACGTAGAAACTGACGATGCTGGCATCAACCTGATGCTGCTGATGGCACGTACTCTGGATGACCAGTCTGTGCCAGAAGAGAATCGTTGGTTTGTAGCACCACCAATCTTCTACGAGAAGATGTTCCAAGCTGGCAACAAGATCGCCGAAGTTCAGGTAACTGGTGATGCTTCATCCCCACTGCGTAACGGTCTTGCTATTCCGGGCACCCTCGCTGGTTTCCGCTGCTACAAGTCCACTGCGCTTAACTCAACAGCAGGTACCGATCAGGTAACTCTGTCTGGTGTGGCAACTGACGCCTCTGAGAATGTAATTCTTGCTGGTCATATGTCGTCCACCTCCACTGCTTCGCATATCGCTAAGACCGAAGTGGTTCGTTCAACTGAGTCGTTCTCTGACGTTATTCGTGGTCTGCACGTTTTTGGTCGCAAAGTTCTGCGCCCAGAAGCTGTCGTTCGCGGCGTCATCGACTTCGCGTAAGGGAGGGCTAGGTAAATGGCTACTATTGATCGTACCCCTAATGGCGGAACTACTGGACATCCAGCAAACGTCGCACGTCCCTACGTGGTAACTTCACAAGTGCATGATACTGCAGATGGCGGTACAGGCGGTGATGTCGTTCAACTGATCGACGTTCCTGCAGATACCATGATTGTTGCAGGTGCTTTGGAAGTTTTGGAAGCTCGTGGTAACGGGCAGATCACTCTAGACGTAGGTTTCACTGGTGGTGATGTAGACTGTTTTGTTGACGGTTCTGCTCTCGCTGCTGGCTTCACTCCGTTCCTAGAGGCTGCAGTAGGTGCGTCTGGCTCTAACGCCCGTATCCTAACTTCTGCAGACACTATTGACGCTCTCATCCTAGATGGTGGCTCTACTGGTGAATCTGCTGCACGTTTCCGTATTCACGTAGTTCTTGCGGATATTTCCAAGAACCCTGTAGAATCTGCTACGGTTTCTACCGGAACATAACAATACTTAAGGGGGCAGGGCAACTTGCCTCCTTGACAACTCTGTAGTTACGTGGTAGGTTCGGCCAAACCAGCCGGGAGATACACCATGCTACTACAACTTCTACACGAAAAAGAAGTAGACTACTGCCTTGACAACTGGGGCAAAAACGAAGACGGGGCAAAGACACAGCCTAGATCGGATGGAGAGAAACTAAAGGACAACAAAGAATGTCCTGACATGTTACCAGAAGTACGGCAACTTGTTTCTACACGACTATACAACAATCCATACCTAGAGTCTGTTATCTGTCCAAACAAAGTATCAGTTAATTTTTATAACGAGTACAAAGAAGGCGGATACTATCACAAGCACATAGATACTTTTCGTGCTGCACCCAAAGGTAACAACGTATACTTCGACTACGGATTCTCACTAGGACTTACAGACGACTACGAAGGTGGAGAGTTTGTACTAGAGAATGAGATTGGTGAGATAAGCTACACTGTAGGCAAGGGACAGTTACTTGTATTCCCTATAATGTACGCACACGGTGTAAAGCCCATAACAAAGGGAACACGAAAAGCAATCATAGGATGGATGTCGAGTAACGTATCGTACGAACAAAGTTACATCCTTAAAAATCTATACGAAGTAAATGCTGCATTTATAAAAGACAACAAAGAAGACATGGCCTTAAAATCTACCCTCGTTCAAAACTACTTGGCAAAGCATTGGGGTAGATAGCATGAACTACATCACAAGTAATATTCCGTATTTTAAAGCGTGGGTTCGCAGAGAGTATACAACAAATCACGACAGATACCACGGTGAGTTTTTACACGCTATGGTTATCGCAGTTACTACTCTACCTATGCGTACCATGTCTTTTCAAGTCTTGTTTACAGGATGCGAAGACGAAGAAGATAACGTACACGGGGGTGCTATGTGGGCACGTATGCCCTTGACTGCACTGGTAGGTGATACACCCTTCGATGAGTGGCCCACACCCATGCCCACACACTTAGCCCAACCGTGGGATTGCCAGTCACATCATCATTCGGTGTTCGTACTAAACAGGGCTACACCCTGCCCGTGGTTGGCTAAGATAGACGGAGACTTCTTTCCTGCCAAGTATTACTTCACTGTAGACTATACAGACAGCGAAGTTGCAGATGATCCTGCACAACACAAACAAAGCCACGTCTTAGAACTCTTGGATGCTGGCGAATGGACAGGCAATATAGTTGCACTTCCTAACAACAGAGTAAGGGTAACCAACCCTGCTTGGTTTGTAACGGGCGATGGCCCACCGGACTTCGCTCCTAGTCAGTGGGTCCATCATTCTAAACAAGACCCGAACTACGTAGAAGATACAGCGCGGGTATTTAACAACCTCTATGCGGAGAGTGATTATGAAGAAGATGATGAAGAGTAAAGGCATGAAGCGCGGCGGCAAGATGAAAGCCAAAGGCATGAAGCGCGGCGGTAAAATGATGAAAGCCAAAGGCATGAAGCGTGGCGGTAAAATGATGAAAGCCAAAGGCATGGCAAAGGGCGGTAAGCGCGGTGGCGCAATGACTCTAGCAGCTATTCGCTCTGCAGCTAAAGCAAAGGGCTACAAGCTGGTAAAGATGGCATAGTCATGGCACGTCGTGGATTATATGCCAACATAGCAGCCAAAAAGCGTCGTATCAAAGCAGGTAGCGGGGAGAAGATGCGTACACCCGGAAGCAAGGGTGCACCTAGTAAGGCTAACTTCCGTCGTGCTGCACAGACTGCAAGGAAAAAGTGAGATGGCAAAGAAAAAACCATTCAAACCTATTAAATCTAAAAAGAAAAAATCAGGCAGCGCAACACCTAAAAACAAAGCGTTGTACGCTCGTGTGAAGGCAGAGGCTAAGCGTAAGTTCGATGTTTATCCTTCGGCGTATGCAAATGCTTGGCTTGTTCGTACGTACAAGAAACGCGGTGGGACGTACGCCTGATGGCTAAACCAAAGGGCGGTCTGACAAAGTGGTTCAAGGAAGATTGGCGGGATGTAAAGACTGGCAAGAAGTGCGGACGTTCTGGTGCTGAAAAGAAGAAGCGTCCCTATCCTGCCTGTAGACCAGCCAAAGTTGCAGGACGTATCAGCAAAAAAGAAGCAGCGAAGAAGACTGGACCCGGCAAGGTTAAGTGGTCCGTGACTGCGTCTGGCAGAAGGAGGAAGTCTGGTGGCAAAAAGAAAGCCTGACAATATGCCAGCCCGTAATAAAAAGAACTTTCGGCCTACGAAAGCGGGGGCTGGCATGACAAAGGCTGGGGTAGCTGCATACCGACGCAAAAACCCCGGCAGCAAACTCAAGACTGCTGTGACTGGCAAAGTGAAGCCCGGAAGTAAAGCAGCGAAGCGACGTAAATCTTTTTGTGCTAGATCTGCAGGACAGATGAAGAAGTTCCCCAAAGCTGCAAAGAATCCTAACAGCAGACTGCGCCAAGCACGAAAGAGGTGGAAATGTTAAACCTACTTGTAGGTCCAATCACACAACTAGCGAGTACGTGGCTTGAAGGAACGGTTGAGACAAAGAAAGCTAAGACTTTGGCGAAAGTCGCAACGGCAAAGGCTGAAGCGACTATTATGGAAAAAAAGGCGACGGGTGAGATTGACTGGGATTTAGCTGCAGTTAAGGGCAGTCAAAACTCGTGGAAAGACGAATGGCTAGTAATTTTGTTTTCCGTGCCCCTCATACTAGCATTCATTCCGGGGATGGAAGATGTCGTATCACATGGATTTCAGCAACTGGAGCAAATGCCTCAATGGTACCAGTACAGCTTGGGCGTTATTGTTGCTGCAAGCTTTGGAGTTAGAAGTGCGACGAAGTTCTTTGGAAAGAAGTAAACATGGCAGAAATAACGATGGAAAGATTCCTCAAGTGGAAGATACTACCCCGCTTGATGATGATTATGATGTCAATATCCGCTTGGCGGGTAGTGGAGTGGTTTATGCTCCTACCAGATCCGACGAACGCACAAGCAGGTCTGGTGAGTGTAGTCACGGGGGCCATGACAGGTGCATTTGCGGTGTGGCTAGGACATGAGAAGCACTAAGCTATGGAAGTGATTTGGTCACTCATGCTGACAGTTTGTTCCTTAGAAACTTGTGCTACACAAACAATACAGTGGTTC